CGCGGGCCAGTTGTACGGCGCTCCGTCGGGCTGGAAGGCCCAACTACCATTCGAGATGGTGATAGCTCTAAGACTGGTAATTAGAGTCGACGATCACACTCAGACATTCTTTTTTAAGGAATCGAAACCCTCCCGCTCAATACCGAGTACTGTCGTACCCCGACCGGTCGGGGACTCCGTCTCTTCACTGGACCGGTCCAGTAGAGCCAATTCGTCGGTACTATGTCGGTTTCGCATTTCCGGGTTCCTATCCCCCAATATTCTAGTAGGAGAGCGTCCGCTGGCAAGCCAGCCACTAAGTCTCCTACCTATCCTTGGGTATCCTGTCCTTACATGAAAGTCTCCCAGTACAGGGAGCACGCCGTCTACAGACTAGATCCGGCGAGGAAGGTTATCTGCACCCATGAGCAGACTAACCGGAGGGGGGTAGCGGTGCAAATATGGCCGAGGGATCTCAACTATCCGCGGGCGGACAGTCAAGAACGGATGTTCCTCATACCAGCTTGCGGTGCCATCAGAGAAGATGGGGAAGTCCTCCCAACACCTGAGGAGAACTTTCGGCCAAACAAAGGCCCAACGCAAGCCGCGCCATTCGAATTTGCGGCATGAAGAGATAGGGGGAATAGATCTACGGGCCTTATAGAAGGCTTCCCTGTCCAACTTCACTTCCAGAGGGCGAACCCTCCTTCCGATCCATCTTTCTGTATTCTCCCGCTGTAGCCTGGCGCTAGCAGCGGAAACAATACCGTAGAATTTCCCCCTAGGAGGTCTATCGACAGTCACTTCGACAGACCTCCGAACGCCTTTCTCTAGGGTCGGGGCGCCGCCCACAATGGCGGCGTCCCTAAACCATCGCTTCCGGACAAGTTGCATCCGTAGCCAACGACTGAGGCAGCCAAGGCTGCCCCAGACACCCCGAAGGGCGACCTCATGCCGGAGCATGACAATGACCCGAAGGACATTACGCTGGGAAAAACCCACCAGGCCGCGGACCACTTCCGCAAGCATGTCGCCGGGCTCAGAACGGTTAGGACGAAGGAAACCCAGAGTCGCTTTGGCCACCATACGGTGACCTCGGGCGTCGTAGGATTGACTGTTTAGATCAATCCACCGCCTGCTACGATCTGTCTTCTCTTCATTAACAATGAGGCCGTACCCCGAAGTGACCGATCTCCAAACTTGGTAGAAACCCGCGTCACCACAAAAGGCACAGTCATCACCATTGAACCTACCCTTCCGAGTTCGATCACCCTCATTAAGGATATCGCAGGCGATATCAAAGCAGCTCTTATTGAGGAGACACAACAATGGGAAACTGACAAGGTTCCCCATCATCGAGCCTCTCTTAATAGGATAGTGTTCTTCTATCCCACAAGAGCCATCCTTGTAACGGAGGTCATCGAAACTTCCGAGCAACACACTCCTTTCCATCTCCGATAGCTCAGGGCACCTCGAGATCTCGT